TAAAGAAATCTAGTGGATTTCCACCAAATCCTGATCCGCTGTTTCTAGCAATTCTTGCAACCGATTCAGCAATTTGCGTAAGTAGTGTTGCCGAACGTTCTTGTATAGAAACAAGATCACGAATTAAATCGTTATTATCTTTTAAATTGTCATTGATGGTTGTAAATTGAAGGCGACGTTCAGTTCTTTCGCGTTTCTTTTCAGCTTCTTCTTTTTCGGTTGTTTCTTTCCAGAACTTACGTAATGCCTCAACATTTTCGTAGGCAGTAGGAAATGCTTTTCTAAGAACAGCCTTACCTAGTTTCTTACCGATTGATTTACGTGGACCTGCAGCTTCGGCTATTTCCTCTTCTGCAGGTTCTGCTGCAAATGGAGGATTGATGTCAACTTTCTTTTTTGGAGGAGTTACGTTAACAGCTTCAGCTTTGACTTGTTGTGGGAATATTTTTTCAAGCTTTTTGTTCCAGCCGTCACCGACATACTGACCTGCAGAATCAGTAAATTTACCTTCAGGGTTTCTGAAGTATTCGACACCGCCGATTGCACCCGCAAATGGTTGGCCAACTTTATTCTTTTTTTGTTTAGCCATTAATTAGCCTGTTGTTTTTGTCTTTCTTCTTGTTCTCGCAAATACCCCACTAACATTTCAACATATATGTCACGTTCGAACACAATCCAGCTTTCTATTTCCGATATAGCATATTTATGGTGCTGAGCCAAAGAGAAATTCGTTTGATAGTAATTCTCTAGGGTATTGTGACTCAGCGCAAGGTAAAAAAATCGGATAGCGTTTTCAGCTCAATAGCTCTTTCATTACCATTTGAATTGGTATATTCAAGCTTATAATAAAGCGAGGGAAGATTGAGCATAAACTCTCTGATCTTCTCAAAGCTTGGAATATCGACGAGCTCAAGGAATTCAAGGATAGCATCTTCATCAAAGTCCTTGCCTTCATATACGTTTTCAGCATCATAGATCTGATCAATACAACGAACAACAAGGCGATAAAATGTTTCTTCGCCTTCAGCTTTAAGGAATGTCTTATCGGAATAGATCTCAGATGATGGATATTTCATAATGATGCCAGAGGTATCGGTGATCTTAATTGTTTTGTCAATGTTCTCTGGGAACTTTACATCGACATTTCCAAGATCAACTTCAAAGTCATAGCTCTTATTGTCTTCGAGATCACGATATGATACATTGATCTTATCGCCGATTGAAAAGCCACGCAACTTAACAAACAAATACTCGAGCGCGTATAGCGGGAGTTTATCGATATCCAGCGTAGGATCTAAGCTGCAGTTTGTAACAACTTGTTTAATAGCCTGAAGAATATCAGAATCATCTTCAGAAACCTTCGCCATCAACAAAAGCTTTTCTTCCTTAACCAACATCGGACGAAAGATATATTGTTTCTTTTCGGGTGGGATTGTAATGTTGATTGTAGGGTAATCAATTTTAGGTAGTGCCATAATTTACTCCAGTTATTATCCAAGGGATGCGTTGTTTTGTCCGTCTCCAAGCACCCATTCTCTAAAGGTGATTGTTGTTGTCAATTTAATTAGGTTATTGTTATCAGTCCAGCTCAATGCTGTATCGTTGATTGAAATAGGATATGCTTTTAAAAGTGTAGCCTGAATGTTTGGATTTCCTTCATTATCATAAACAGTTATTGTAATCGTAGCCGAGTAGTTGTCTTTATATTCGGCAGTGTAAAACGATCTTTTGTTACCACTGTTATTGATTGTTCCGTAAATATTGGAAGAGCTTTCCTCACCAGAAATACCGAAGATATAATTGAACCAAGTATACCAGAAGTTATATTGCAAACCATATCTGTCAACAAGGAATGTTAATGATACGTCTGTATAGTTGGCTGAGTAAGGCATTTTTTCCGAAACACCAACACCAAAACGATTGATGTCAGCTGTTCGCATTGTAAGTCCAGGTAACGAAGCATTGATACAACGATATTGCGTATCCTGTGTGCTTTCGTTTGTACCGACTGTTGAGCCATCTGCTCCCTGAATGCTGAGCTGACCGAAGTCGCCATCAAACGTAATTTGAACATCGTACTTGTTTGTTTGAAGCACGCCTGTATCGGCGATGTAGGATTGAAAGTCTAATATATTAAATGCCATCTTACACCATTGATAGAGAGTCTTTAAAGACTTTTTGTTTGCTTGCGCCTTGGAAGTTTTCAGTCGGTAACATCAAAGCAAAGTCCCATTCGTCTGGCGAAATATAAATGAAAGGCGATCCAACCTGACTGAACAAATACTTCTTTACGCATGGTTTAAACCATTTAAAACGACCAGCACCTTTCAATATATGATATGACATTTTTAACAATGTCGTTTGATCATACTTTTGATTATTTATCAGCGTATAGAGAGCGTCCATCAGCAGAGCTCTTGTCTTTGGTGGTAGATAATGTAAGTTGATACCAAGGAAGCTGTCACCATAAAACTCTATAGGAAATATGAGAGGAAACGCATCGAAATAAGGCAAGTTCTTCGTTTTGGCATCATAAACGAACATATACATTTTGCCGATGCTCTTTTCAGTAAGCATCTGTTGGCGTTTGAACGGCATATTCTGCCCGAGTATTTGCTGGCGATCGACTTTCTTAACCGATAAAGCTTGTTTGCGAAACCAGTCAATGGCTTCTTTTGTACCTGTTTTAAGGTCATTTGCCGAAGCTTGCGCTAGCGTATCTGCGAAAAGTGATGCCATTAAAATTTCAACCCTAACTCTTTTTCAGTAAATATCTGAAACTTCCAGCCTCGATCTTTACAGTATTCAGTAGCAGCTTTCCACTTTGCCTCATTAACACCCCAAGTCATAACTTCCTGAATATAGCGTTTATTCTTTTTGCCTTCAGTAAGCACTGGCGGGCGAGTTTGCGAAGCTGGTTTTACTTCGATCAGTGTGGTTTCTTTAATCCCTTGTTTATTTATAGTGGTTACGATAAAGTCAACAAAGTACCTGTGGACTCTGCCATCTATTGGAGAACGATAAGGTATGACAACTTCTTCCGACCCCCAGCTTATAACATCTGGATGTTCGTCTAATTTGCTCATCAACAAGGATTCCCATCGAGAGCGATAAATAATATTCGAGGGATTGCCCTTGTATTTGGCGGGATTTCTTGGTTTGAAATATCCTTTATAAGTATTCATGACACCCAATAAATAGTAAAAAGATATTTAGTAAGGAATGTAAATGCCAGCAACTTACAACGCTGATCCTCAAAACAAACCAACATCATCTACGGCGACTCAGGCAAAAGCTTTGCCAGCAGGTCAGTATTCAACAAACAATCCTGTTGGAGCTGTTCCAGCTGCTGGTTCTAATTTGGCATTCCCATACGACTTACAGAAACAACCATTTTGGATGTCGTTTTCCTTCTATCAGTATAACATGCCTTCACTTACACAGCAGAATGTTTATTATGCTGATCAAGGAACTATCCGTCTGCCTTTGCCAAATGGTATGGTTGACAGCCAACAAGTTCAATACGATATAGAAAATCTTTCGCTTTTATCTGGTGCTGCTATCAATCAGCTGCAGCAGGGTAATGTTAAAACAGCTGCTGGTCTTGGAGTTGGATCTGCTCTGTTTAGTGGCGCTCTTTCTAAAGCTGCTTCAACGCCAGAGGCTGCTGCTTTTGGCGCATTAAATGGTGTGGCTGCTAATCCGTTTCTTACTGTTATGTTTAAACAGCCTGCATTTAAGAAGCATGCGCTCGAGTGGAAACTTACGCCAAGCAACGAACAGGAATCGTTACAGCTCAACGCTATCATTAATACGTTTAGAGCAAATATGTTGCCCGATGTCGACAATGCTCTTGGTGGTTCTTTGCTTACCTATCCTAACATTGTACAAATTCAAGTCAGCGTTAACGACCCAAATTATTTTACATACGTATTTAAGCCAGCTGTTGTTGAAAGTTTTGATGTTAACTTTGCTCCATCTGGTCAGCCATCGTTCTTTGGTTCATCAGCTTCACCAGCTCCAACTGAAGTTCAAATCCGTTTAGGAATTATGGAAATTGAATACTGGCTGTCGAGCGATTATGGTTTGCAAGGCAATCAAGTATCGCTTCAGTCTTTGGGTTCTGGCTTCCTTAATCTAGTCAAGTCAGCATTTTAGTGGATAACTTTTAATGGCATACGAAACATACTTTAAAAACTTCAATCAGATTCAGTATGGTAATAGTACATCCAATGTTGCTATTGTCGATATTACTGAACGAGTTGTTGCGCTTACAAATGTCGAAAAGAATCCATATATCTTTTATCCTCAAGATATTACATCAGGTAAAAGAGCTGATCAAGTTGCCTACGAAAATTTCAAAGATCCATTTTCGAGCTGGGTTCTTTATCTTACCAATGATATTATCGATCCATATTATGACTGGTATCTAGATCAAGATCAATTCAATTTTTTCATCAATACGAAATATGGCTCGATCGCCAATGCTATGACGACTGTTGCTTTCTGGAGAAACAACTGGGTTGATCAACCAGCTCTGACAGTTGCAGCGTATAATGCATTACCAGCCAATTTGGTTAAGTATTGGCAGCCAGTTTATAACGGAACAAGCATCATAAGTTATACAAGAACACAATCTGACTGGATTATGAACACAAATCAGATTGTTTATTATAACACAACTGCAGATACATCGGCGCTTATTCCGAATGAAGTTGTTAATCTAAATGGTAATGGTCAGGCGCAATTCATTCAGGCTAACTCTGGACTTTTAGCCGTTCAACATACTTTCGGTAACACAACTATTACTGGCGGTTATATCTACGGTACACAGTCTGGCGCTAACATTGCGATTACTTCTACCAATACTGTTGTTCAAGTTATACCACTGAGCGAAGAAGCATATTGGTCGCCAGTTTATAACTACGATATGGAAAACGAAAAGAATCAGGGTAACAGAACTATCCGTGTTATGCAGCCACAATACGTTCCACAATTCATTAAAAACTTTAAAGCAGATTTGAGTACTACATAATGGCAGCTCATAATCCAGGCGATATTCTAATTGATGATCTAACTATTAACTCGCCAAGATCTGGTTCTTGGCAAGCAGCTGGCAATTTTCTCAGTTTTGATATATTCGAGTCAATGTTTGCTCCAGCTGTTTTAGGAACAATTGAAGTCCTTGATGATAAGGATTATCTTGGTACTCTTAAAATAACTGGCGATGAAACAGTTAGCCTGTCATTCCGTAATCCTAATGGGACTAGCGTTTCCTATCAATTCCATTTGAATCAGGTTCAGGATGTTGGCATTGAAGGCGCAATGAAATCTAAAACATACAAGCTTGAAGTTGTATCCAGAGAAGCATTGACGGGTCAGGGTAATCAGGTTCAGAAAGCTTACAATACGACAATCGATCAGATCGTAGCCGACTTACACAAAAACTTTCATAACAGTCAGTTGCCTATCTTTACAGAGCCTACAAAGGGTAATCGTAAGTTCGTTGTACCAAACCAGCCATCTTACCATGCTATCGAAAACCTACGTAAAGAAGCTGTGTCAGCTCAGAACAAAGGTTCAAATTATATGTTCTGGCAAACATGGCGTGGCTTTTATTTTCAATCGCTCGAATACATGCTTCAACAGGGTGATGTTAAAACATTTAAACAGGATAATACCATCGGTCATTATCTCGGTAATGTTGTTGATAACAATATCCTTGCTTGGCAGGTCAAACAGAATATGGATGCTATGAATCGTATTCATGCGGGCGTGATCAATCAGCGTGTTACAACGTATGACCCACACACTCATAAATATGTCAGTAATGATTTTAAAATACAGCAAAATGAATTAACCAATCTTGGCGCTGGTTTGATTACAACTCTTTCTTCGTTCTTATCTTTGTTTCCTAATGCAAACAGAACAGTGCATAGAGTTGTTAATCCTAATCAGGCTATTAATGTTGGTAAGAGTTTTGTTCCTGCTTCAATTCCATACAAACAGTTGAATATGGCAGCGATGCAAGAACAGATGATGCAAATGACTGCGATCGGAGATCCTACTCTAGAGCCTGGGAAAACGATTACAGCAAATGTTCCAAAAATTACTGGCGAGACTGGTACAACGCAATCTGAACCACAAGTAAGCGGAAGATGGTTAATTTCTAAAGTTCATCATGAAGTTAGACGACCGCAAGTTAGACCTAGATGGGTCAGTAACTTAGAGTGTTTAAAAGGTGCATATCAGGAGGGTGTATAATGTCAGAGAGTTCTCTTGGTTCTCATATGGAAATGTTCACGGCAGAAGTTCGTGATATTCAAGATCCCGATGGCGGAGCTGGTAAAGTAAAATTGATGGTTCATGGTCATCACAACGTTGGCGATACGCCGATTGAAGATAAAGATTTGCCATGGGGACATTGCGTAATGAATAATTCGCCATCGTTGAATGGTATTGGCGAATCGGTTAATTATCATCCAGGAAGTACAGTGATTGGTTTCTGGTTAGACCCGCATACAAAACAAATACCAATTATTCTTGGTTCGCTGCATCGTTCAGCTCTACCAGATTATAAAGGCTGATATAAATGGCTGGTGTAACATATAATAGTTCTGGACAAGTATCATTTCCTAACGCTCCTGCTGGTTCAGCGCTTCCAGGAGCGCCAGCTGCTACGACTCAAACCAATCCTTATGCTGATGCTGCAGCTTCAAATTTTGGGTTTGGTTCGGCTGCTCCGCCTTCTTCAACTCCTGCGGCAGTAGACAAAGCAGAAGGTGATGGTAATCCTGCCAATAAAGATCCATCTGATTATGGCGTTTGTACAACATTAGATGGAACAGTTAATAAAGGTGGTGCTGTTAACTTAGATGATGGTGCGCCGAATCTACCTACAAACTTTGCTGATTTTAAAAGTTTTGTGAATAGCAACAGACCATTAAAAGAATATGGCTTAAACACAAGTGTTGGACGTCAATCTACTTCAAAAATAAATCCTAATGCAAGCTCGGTTGACAATGCTCAAAAGAATAAAAAAGATCAAGGATTAGATCAGTCGCATCCTACAGCTGGTTCACAAGATCCATCACAAGCAATTCATGATGCTATTCTTGCCGCTGATCCTAGCGCGAATGCAGCTATCTTTTTAAAGAAAGCATTACAATCAATGGTAATGTTAAGAATGATGGATAAGCTTACTAGCCCTGCAGGTATCCTTTCAATGGCTTCTGGTGGGCTCGGTGGAGCTTTACAGGGGTTGGCTGGACAAGTTGGTCTTGGGTCTATGATGGGCGCTCTGAATAGCGTTATGCCAGCTTTATCCGTTTCTGGTTTGCTTAATTCTTCAGCAACGAATGCTCTTCATGCAGGTATGATTGGTATGATGAACAACGTAGCCGTTGGTGCTCTTGCTGCTTCTGAAGTTGCTGCTGCTACAAATCATGCCACAAATATATCTAATGCTATGCAAGCGATTGTTGCTGGTTCTCCTGACGCTGTAGATGCTGTAGCTCAATTTGGTGGACCTGCTTTCGGATTGCAACCTGGATCTCTTGCTTCAAAAATTGCTTTGATTGGACCATCTGGTTATGTAAGCACATCTAGCGTTTATGGTGGAGTTAGAATCAACACAACAATTCAAACATCGCCGAATCCTCACCCAACTCAAAATATTCCTGTTCTCACAGGTACAGAGCATGTGGAAATTGCAACTGCAGCTGTTAGTAATATAACTGGAGCATTAAGTGATGTTCTTGGTGTTAACACAGGCGTTGGCCAAGTATTAGGAAGTGTTAGCGATATTACTGGTGGTGTTTCTAATTTAGCTGGAGCTTTTTCTAATATCTCAAATTTCAGTCATACTTCTTTGGCTGGTGTTGTAAATGGTGGTATTGCGGGTATTGTTGATGGTGGATTGAATAAGATCCTAGGATTCCCTATGTCAGGGTTGCTCGGTAATGTGACAAAATTACTACCACAAATCGGCGGCAATATTACTGGATCAATTTCAGCATTTCCTAAATCATCTCTTAGTGCTGGCAAAATGAATACTGTTATGCAAAATGCAACAAAAGCTATGGCATTATCAAAATCAGCTCATAACGTAGCTCAAAATATATTCGGTCAATCTAGAGCAGAACATATTGTTGATGCTATTACTTCAACATCAAATTTAGCTGCAGCTGTTGGTGGACCAATTTCTATGGTAACAGCTTTTGGTGATAGAATAACATCTTCTCCTGCTAACGTTATTAAATCAGTAGTGAGTGCAAGAACACAGGTTGTTATTGGTAATACAACGAGGTTAGTATAATGGCGGCGAATAGCGCAAATTCAAGAACAAGAACTCAACAAAAACCGCCAAATCAATTTTTGCGGTATAATAGAGTTACACCAACCAGCCATGAAGTAACAGGCTGGGATATTGCTGGTGGTATTGTTCATTATGTTGCTAAAATGGCAGCTGAAGGGTTTTCTGTAGAAGAACACTCGCATGACGGACACAGCAGCCGTATTCAGCATGGCGATCATCACGAAGCTGTTCAAGGTAGAACTTCTGATACAACTGGTCACCATGACGAAAGAACACAAGGCGGTCACAGAAACCAAAACAATAGCGAACACCACGAAACAGGCGGTGACTCTACAAAAGCTACCGATGGCAGTCATCAGCAAACAAGTTCTTCATCAGCTAAAAATTATACAAAAGGCGATGGTCACCACCATATGCAGGGCGACCAAGCTTTTACTGTTGAAGAAGGTGGCGTCCACTACAACGTTGCTCAGGACTTTTCAATTACAGCAACGGGTAATGGAATTCACATTAACCCATCAAACGAACTGTCAATGATTGTTGGTGGTAACGAAGGTCACGTTGTAGGAGGAAAAGTAAGCTATTCTTCTGGTGACGATATTACCATTACTTCAGCTACTTCTATAACATTACAAGTTGGCGAATCTTCTATTGTGATTGGGTTGAACGGAATTACCATTAAATCGCAACACAATATCACTATTGAAGGTAACGATAACACGATTAAGTCTAAAACTGGTACGCAAATTGAAGCTGGTTTCACTCCTCCTCTTCCATGGGATGGTAGTTGAGCTATAAATAAGAATTAAAAAGGTCAATAAATGGCATTATCTAGAGCCGACGCAATTACTCAAACACTTAAGAAAGTCGATACATATTCCGACTTTACGACAAACTTTATCAAACATCCAATTAGCAATGAGTTGGTTGTCGTTAAAAATGAAGAGTCTGTAAAACAATCGTTTAAGAATCTGATTCTTACTAATATCTTTGAACGCTTTTATAATCCATTTTTCGGCTCTAATGTCGAGCGCACGCTATTTGAAAACTTTGGTCCATGGGTTGTTGAAGATCTAAATCGTTATATCAGTGTAGCCGCAAAACAGTTTGAAAACAGAATTCAAATACTGAACACTCAGATTACCGATAATTCTGAACAGAATGGCATTTCGGTTAGCATCGTTTTTTCTATCCTAAATAATCCAGAACCAGTTTCAATTAACCTATTCCTCAAAAGAGTCAGATAATGGCAGCGAACAATTCAGTTTCATTAACATCTCTAGATTTCGATACACTGAAAGCGCAGTTTCAACAGTATCTGACAAACCAGACTATCTTCAAAGACTACAATTTTGCGGGCTCCAACATCAACGTATTGTTGGATATCCTTTCATACAACACATATTTAAATGCATTTTATCTTAACATGGTTGCTTCCGAGATGTTTCTTGACTCAGCTCAGAAACTCAACTCGGTTGTATCGCATGCCAAAGAGCTGAATTATATTCCAAAGTCAGCTAAGTCTGCTGAGGCAAACATTGCATTTACAGTAACGACTTCCAACTCTTCAACGCTGACTATTCCAAAAGGCACAACATTTACTGGTCAGAATTCGAATGGTCAGTTCGTATTTACAACAGCGATCAATCAAAACTTTACTTCTTCGAATAACTTATTCAACATTCAAAACCTACAGATTTTCGAAGGTTCATATATCAACGATGTGTTTGTTATCGACTATACGCAGGGCAACACACAAAGCTTTGTTCTTTCAAACCCTGGCATTGATACAGACAGTTTAACTGTTACTGTTATTGAGAGCGGCGTCAACACTGCATTTACTCAGGCAGAAACGCTGTTAGGTTTGCAATCTAATTCAAACATATACTTCTTACAACCTGCACAAAATGGCCAGTATGAGGTTGTGTTTGGCGATAACTTGTTTGGACGTATTCCTAACAATTTGGCTACTGTTGTTGCTAATTATCGCGTAACAGCTGGCGATGCGGCTCAGGGCATATCTTCGTTCTTGATAACTCAGTCGCTCGCCAATGGTGTTATTTCAGCAATCACAACTCTTGCTAATTCTTCTGGCGGTTCTGCTTCAGAAGATATCGAAACGATCCGTAAAAATGCGCCACGCTATTTCGCAACGCAGCAAAGAGCTGTTGCATCTGACGATTATTCTTCGCTTATTTTCAGCCAGTTCGGCGGTCAGATTTCTGACGTTAGCGTTTATGGTGGCGAGTTATTAAATCCAAAACAATACGGTACAGTCGCTATTTGTTTAAAACCGCAAGGCGCAACAGTCGCGCCAGATTATGTAAAAGCAGAAATATCAAACTATCTTGGAAATTATATTTCGCTTCCTACGAAAATTACAATTACCGATCCTGACTATACGTACATTGCTATTTCTGCTAATGTTCAGTATAACTCAACAAGCACAACCAAATCAGCTGATGAAATTAAAGGTATTGTCGTTAATGCTATTCAAACATACAGCAACAACAATCTTCAGTTGTTTAATGCAGATTTCCGTTATTCAAGATTTTCTGCTGCTATTGATGCGGCAGATCCTTCGATTACAAGTAACGAAACTTCTCTTTTAATCGCTAAACGCTGGTCGCCTTTGTTAAACTATTCATCGTCAGTTGTTCTTGACTTTAACAATCCAGCAGAAGTCGAATCAAGAAAATCAGCTCAGGGATATGTCGCTGGCGCTCCATTTTATGATGAGCCGCAGGTAACTTCTTCACCATTTACATATGTTAACGCTAAGGGTGTTCAATGGCCAGTTTCCTATATTCGTGACGATAATTTTGGAAAACTTGTCGTATACACAACGATCAATAATGTGTTCACTATCATTGACTATATTGGCACTGTTGATTATACAACTGGTTTGGTATCGATTAGCAATCTCACGACATCATCTTATGATCAATATATCTCAATCTACATGAATCCACAAAATAATGATATCTTGGTTAATCGTGATAAGATTTTACAAATCGATCCAGCTGACGTTACTGTTTCAATTATTAATACGCAAAAGTAAATAAATGCAATTTGACATTCAAAAGACGATATCGAATTTCGTAGAAAGTCAGTTCCCTCAGTTCTACTTGGAAGAGGGTTCAAACTTTGTATTGTTTTTACAGGCGTATTATGAATGGATGGAGTCTGAAGGTCAAGCAATCAATCAGTCTCGTAGCCTATTCGATCTAAGAGATATTGACAATACTCTTCCAGAATTTCTTTCTCATTTTCAACAGAAATATCTTTACGGAATTCCGTTCGACACAATCGCGAACAAACAGTTTTTACTTAAACACATTCTCGACGTTTATCGTTCTAAAGGAACTATCAACTGCTATCGTTTGCTGTTTAAACTTATCTACAATCAAGATGTAGAAATATATCTTCCTAGCCAAGATATATTAAAAGCATCTGACGGTACATGGATTCAGCCAGAATATCTTGAAGTTACCAACGTAGCAAACTTAGAAAGTTATGTTGGTCAAACAGTTATTGGAACATCATCCAACACAACTGCTATTATTGAAAGTTATATAACTGAACCGATTAACCAAAACATCGTAGCAACTCTTTTTATATCTAACATGAAGCCACAAGGTGGTTCGTTTGTTAAAGGCGAAAAGATTGTTATCAATACAGAAATTTCAAATACTGCTGCTATTGTCGCAGCGCCATCTGTTATTGGTTCGCTTTCCTCACTTCAAATATTGAATGGTGGTCAAGGGTTTAATGTCGGTGATATTATCTCTATCGTTCATAACTCTTTATCAAACAACAATGTTATTGCTCATGGCGTTGATGGGCAGCTTCGTGTTACTGGTATCTCGAGAGGTTTTGGACAGTTAAACTTTTCTCTTTCTAGTGGCGGATTTGGTTATACATCAAATACAAAAACATTCATTTATAATGGTCCAAGCAATCCTGGAACTGGTGCTAA